GTCCTTCCGCCACCCCCTGGCCGGCAGAGTGCCGGGGGGGCTTTTCAGGTATACACTCCGTGCGGGTACAAGGGGACTTATGGCCCCCTTCGGCTAATCGCCTAGGGGGACTACCCAACACAAGCAAACTGGCAGAGCTCCGCTCTGTCCAGAGCACCAGTCATCTGCTGGTGTTGCTGTGTTAGGTACTCCTTGTCCGCACGGGAAAGTATCCCAAGCCTAGGACACACCTCGGGAAACCGAACTCCTCCTGGAGTTGGTCAGTGGTGACGAGCATCACGAAGTGATACTCGAGCACTGCTCGAACAGCCTCAGGAGACTGTCCGGTTCCCTTGGTAGCGGAAAGCCACTGCTCTCCCAGGAGCGACAGAGAAGACCCCTAAGGGTCTCCAAAGTCGGCTCCTGCCCCTAAGCCAAGGCGCGACCGCTACTTCAGCTAATAGCTGTTTGGCGATCGCCCACCTTGCCGAGTCCTGAGGCCGTATGGATGCCTGGTCTACCAGCAACGTGCCCTCTCCTTCGGGAGAAGGCCTCGCGAGTATCGCGAGTGCCGCGGGTAACACCAGCCGCCAGATACCCTGTGACTCGAGAGGTCCACCTGGCTCAACTAGAGCCAGGAGGAGAGCACGCACCACGTCGCCGACTTTGCGGGTCGGTTAGACACGTTCTAGCGCACTCTGCACGCAGCCAGCAGGAATAACCATGGATCCACGGCGGTGTGGCCCACAAGCCAATTGGTGTGAACCAAAAGGCGAGTGAGCCGCATTGCACATGGACCACAGTGTCTCTGTCAGCTCCTCTCCGTCCACGAGAGTCCGCTTCGCGGACTCCGCCGCACCAGTGGAGCAAACGGACTTCGTCCGTTAATGCGACTCCTAGAGTCACATTAGCTCCTGGTACTGTAGGGCTACACGCTCTTCGGGGGCGACCAAGTCGTCTCCGAAGATAGTGTATTCCGTGAGCCTAGGTCCTTTCGCTGCGAGGCACGCTGCCCATTGCACCACTAAGTGATGTGTCAGGGCAAAGACAGCCCATGAGGAGTATCTCCCCATGGGTTGCTCGGCTGCGTATCTCACGGCTACTGGGTTCTTAGGTATCACGTAACCCCGGTCGGTGAGAAGCCTAGCCCAGAGATCTCCAAGACTGGCTCCGTGTCTCCCGAGTGAGAAGGATACGAGGTCCGCTTGCAGGTCGCATGGGAACCTATCGGTTGCGGCACTGAGGTCAATGACCAAAGTTGTCGCCCTTCAGCGGTCCACTTTTGGACCACTTGTTTGACAAGTGGCATCTTGCGGAGAATCCGCAAGACTTCCATTAGTGCGACATGAAGAGGCTCCAAACTAGCTAAGCTAGTTGCCGTTTACCGACAAGACCCAGCTCCAGCGCAAGCGTACCTCCACGGTTCAGGCTCTGCCACAAGGCAGGTCCTTTCTGAGGATATACCTTACTAAGCCACTCCAGCAATCTACCTCCCACCTCTCTGTTTTTCAACAGAGCGGCGGCATCCAGATGGGCACGCAAAACTGCGTGTCCATTGGGCCCCCCGCGATTGGAGATACGACAGCGCAATTCGCCAAGGCGTAGCGCTCCGTCGATCCCGAAAGCACGGGTCAATGCCGGCAGTAACGCGTTGAAGCGCCTCCGTAACTCCTCTACGTCAGACTTCGTCTGGGTAGAAAGGGGCGTGGTGATCGTAGAATACGACACCTCCCTCTTCCCTGTGTAACACAGGTGGAGCGAAAGAAGCATCAAGGCCACTGCCCGGAGTAGACGTGTTGGAGACTTAGTAGGGAGTATCCGAAGTTTCCTTCGGTACGACCGTTGGGAATCCGTGACAATCCACTCTTACTCCCGGAGAAGTAACTGGGTCCCTAGCGAATTTCTTCACTAGGGTCCAGCGGGCCGTCTTGAAGTACCTTTGGGCAAATACCGTACCTCGTTCACGACGCAAGTTGCGCCATGACGAGTACGTGGTTTCTCTCCAACCGCGGGGTGCGGGATGCCAAGAATCCATCACCTCATGGAGTCCTTTTACGTGCGGAGGGCACGCCCAGGATCTAGTTATTGCCGATCTTGGCTTTATAGGAAACTATATACCGCTAGGGTCGGAGGTACTAGGTTCGGGGCTAGGGCAATTAAGCCCACCACCTCCAAACGTAGGACCCGTGAGGGCGACAGCCGACCACTGAGACTAAGCAGGTCCGGGTCCCGGACCACTTCACCTTTCTGGTTGCCAATGACCGCTGCTCCGTCTTGCGACGGTCCCTTCTCACGTGGTGCCCCTGCGTATCAGCTGGGGTGCGGCACTCTAAGACGTGATCCAGGAGGACAGACACTGGGGTTCCATACTTGGATTCATGGCCCGGACCGAGTTAATAATTCTCGGCCCGGGGGGGTTCCTGCCGAGCCTCCCCGAGGTTATTAACCTCGG